TAATAAAAAAAAAATAAAAAAAATTTTTACCGAGGTAAAAAAAAAATTAAAAAATTTTTTTATTTTTAAAAATAAAATTTACCAATTTTTTGAGGGTTCATAAAATTTCAAATAAAATTTAAAATAAAATTAAAAATAAAATTTCAAATAAAATTTAAAATAAAATTAAAAATAAAATTTACCGATTTTTTGAGGGTTCATAAAATTTTTCAAGCAAATAAAATTGATTTATATATTTATAAAAATTTAATGGATATGTCTGACCGAGAAATTAAAAAAAATTTAAAAAATCTTTATGATTTATTAATGAGGGTTAATTTAGAAGGTTGGAGACTTTTCTTTAAAAAAAGTGCTGAAAAAGCTAATCCTTATTTATATTATAAAAATGCGAAATATGGAGTAGCTATAAAAACTTGTCTTCATAATAGAGATTTAATAGGTGCTAAAAAATGGTTCAATAAATATAAAAAACATTCAAATGAAGTAATTGAAAAATTTGAAAATACAGAAGATATATTTGCTATAAATAAATCTAATGAATTTGAAGTACTTGCTGATAATAATGAAGATAGATATTTAAAAATATGTGATGTGATGAAACAACATTATGAACTATTTGAAAGATATATAGAAATTTTAGAATATAAATTAAAACATAAACATTTTTAAATATATCATGTTTTATTAATTATTTTAATTCCAAATTTTTTTTCAACATCTTTTATGCTCTCTGATAATGTAGGTTGGTTCCATAATAAATTTTTAGCCCAAAACGCTGATGAATGTATATCATTTTGTGGTTGTGAAGAAGTTCTTGTTAAATATCTTTTTTTCCTTTCATCATCACGATGAATAGTGTAATCACTATAACGACTATCTCCAAAATGATGTTTCATATTACCATCCATTATTATTACAAACTTCTTATTTTTTCTATCAGATTTTTTTAATATGTACTTATCCATTATATATATATATTATTTATTTTTATTTTTTATTTTACTTGCTTCATACTCACGAATTTGTCGTGCCACACGCTTCATAAACTCCTTGTTCCTATACACAGCATCATCTGGTATTTCTTCTATGTTTGTAATTAACCCTTGCTCCCAGTCTTCAATTGTAAGTCTTTCTATTTCCCTATTAACATTATCTAAAAAATTTTGAAACCTCTGCATTTGTTGTGGTGCTTCGGCAGTAGTATTAACTGGTAAATTTAAAGCAACATCATCATCAATTATTACAAATTCGTCTTCCATATTATAATATTATAATAGATTTTTTTGCTGTTCTTCAATTTTTTTTTTATAATATCGTTGAAGCATAGCCTTTTTCTTTTCTTCTCTATTTTCTGAGTAGTACTGTTTTTGATAATTTTTAATTTTTTCTTTATTATTCTGATAGTAGGTTCTTCTATATTGATTAATATTATCTAATTTATCAATTAAATTAATAATATATTCATTTTCATCTTCATTTAATTTTTCAAATATTTGATTTTTTAAATTATCCATTATATTATATATTTAGATAATTTTTTCTAAAATTTAACAATAATTTTTTTATTTATATATTTCATCGTTTTTGATGGTTGATTCCGTTCCCTTTCTATTTTTCTAATATATTTTGCCCTTTCGTTTTCTATTATATTTTCGGCTCGTTTTTGTTTTTGTAATTCTTTTTTTAATATTACCTTCTCATATTTATCTAATTTTGTCTTGCCAGTCAAATCTCGTTTAACAAAAAAATATGATAGGTCTTCAATAAATGGAATATCATTATGGTGTTTTATATACCAGAGCATTCCTTCTAAATAGTTTTTTGATAAATACCATTCTAAATACTCAATATTTTTGTTTGTTTTCTCATATATTATGTCATCATCTGTTTTTTCAATAATTTCATTTATATCATAATTAATATGTTGCTTAACATCTTCTACTTCAAATTTTTCTTCATTATATAATTTATTCAGCTCATTATTTTCATTTTTTGATATAGTTTCAAATTTATCATTTGAAATTATATCAAAACCCAATCTTGTATATATATTATCCATTATATATTATAATTAGAAAAAAAAATTATAAATTAATTTTATTTCTTATTTAATTTTACATAAATCATTTAAAAGTATATTTAGGGTCTTATACTCATCAGTTTCTTTTTTATCTTCCAGTTGTAGATTATATATCCTTGCTTCAATAATAGTTATTAACTCATCTTTATTTTTCCTCATTTCTTTTAATTTATCCGAATATAAAATTTTAGTACCAATTACAGATAAGTAAATAAAAGAAGCAGTAAAAGTACCAACACCAAAAATTGCTAAACATATATATTCAATCATTTTATATTATATATTTAGAAAATAATTTTAGATCCAATTATTTATTTAAATTTTCTAATGATACTAATCTATTAATAATAGTTTCATATTTAGTTTCTAATGTTTGATATTTCACATCTAAATCATTATATTTTATTTCTAAATCATTATATTTTATTTCTAAATCATTACATTTAGTTTTCAATTCATCTTTTTCTTTTTTTATTTCTTTTAGACATTTCACCATTATAGGAATTAATTCATTCGTACAAATTGCCTGGTAGATAGGGTTACCATCTTCATCTACAGCGTCTTTTTCCCCATAAGCGGCATTAGGATAAGCTTCTTGTAATTCATGAGCTATAAAGCCGTTAGTTCTAAGCTCATTTTCTCTCATCTTATAATTGATAGGGTTTAATTTTTCTAATACCTCAAAATGGTCTTCTATTGGTTTATAGTCTTCTTTTAATCTATAATCTGAGGTATTCCAATATTGCAAATTATAACCATTCCAAAAAATATACCCACGGTTAGTATTAACACCACTGGTTCTTGTATAGAAATCCATTAACTTTACAACTCCCGATGTATAATCATGAACGACTTTTATCTGCCCACTACCTGCTTGTGGATTAATTGTAATCCTTTCCACTGTATCAGAAGAACCAAAAAATCCAGCATACCCTTGACAATGAAATAATCTTTGAGGAGTAATACTATTTAAACCTAAATTTCCATCTCTATCAATCCTCATTCTTTCAATATTATTTGTTCCAAAACGCAATGCTTCATAATCTAACGCAAATAAATATGCTCCACTATTATGCCCCATAGCTAAAAATTGATTATTAGTACTTCTTGTCAATCTAAACATATCACCAGATGAATTACTTGTTGCTACCTCAAATTTAGTCGTAGGACTACTTGTTCCTACTCCAACATTACCATTATTATTAAATTTTAAACATAATATTCCACCATTTGTATAGAAATATTGTTCGTTTAAATATAGTAGCCATAATCGTTGTATTGCACCACCAGTAGGAGCATATTGAAGGTCCCAGTCAGCACCATTAGTTCCAGATGCACCCCATTGTAAATAACTATTTGATGATCTATCTGTTTGTAATTTTAATTGTAAATATGGAGATTTTATTTTTACAGCATCAGTAGTTAAACTTGTATGAACGAAAAAACAATCACCACTCACTTCTAATTTATGAACTGGATTAGATGTTTGATTTATTCCCACACCACCATTAAAAGCAATATTCAGAATGTCAGTGCCAGTTGATGCCGTAACAACCCACGGATTTGCTAACATCCCATTAATTTTGTACTGCCCAGATATATTTACATCTCCATCAATAGACGCATCTCCATCAACATCTAATGTTTTTATTGCTGGACCAATTCCTCCAATCCTAACAGACGAAGCTGTATAAATTTCAGTTGATGAATGGGTTGTAAATTGAGAATATTTTTTAGTTGAAGATTCTAAAACATTATCTGTATTTATTTGATTGCCATTTACACGATATATTGTAGAAGTATTTATATCACCATTTACATCTAATCTATAAGTTGGAACAGATTGACCGATAGCACATTTACCTCCTACGGCGAAATTTCCACTATCTAAATGCATCCTTGCTTTAATATAAGCAGTACGAGAATTGCCAGAATTGTTATAAAATATTTTAGAACCTAAATTGTTTGTAGTAGAACCAGCAGTGAAATCTATTGAATTATTTGAATTAGAAGCAGACATCCCCCATTCTACATAGGGTTCATAATCAGCAAAAATAATTGTATCACCCTCGGTTGTTGCTTGTTGTATAGCAATAGATGCTCGTTGTGAATATAATCCAGTTGCCGAAACCAATAAAGCTGGTTTATTAGCAGAAGAATCACCAGCAATTCCAGCTTTTATTGTACCATTAACTTCTAATTCATAATTTGGATTAGATGACTGATTTATTGAAACTGAACCATTAAAAGCAATTTTATTAGTAGATGTTGTAGTCCATTGAGAATATTTTTTAGTTGGTCCTTCTGTTAAATTATCAGTTGTTTTAGAATTAAAACGAGTATCAAATCTGGCATCAGTATAGTATAAATTACTACCTTCTAAAACATCATCAGTATCTATTTGGGAATTATTTATATAAAATTTATAACCACTATTTAAATTTAAATTTCCAGTTATATCTATATATGAATTATTTTTTATTCTAATACTCGTGCTCTGAGAACTTAAATCTAAAAATCCACTTCCACTATTAGTATGATTATAAGATAAAATCCTATTTAAAAGAGTAGTATTAACCTTTTTAAAATTAATAGTATTAAATCCAGTACTACTTGTGAATTGTTGTATGTAGTTATCACTTGAATTTTTACCAAATCTAATAGAAGCACTATCTGGGGTTAAATCAATATCACCTATAATTTCTAATACAGAATTAGGGATTGTTGTTCCAATACCTACATTACCAGATGAATATGATATATTATTATTTAATTCAGACCATTGTGAATATAAATTAGTATTACCTTCATCAATATTATCAGTAGTTATTGTATTACCATTAAGTAAATATCCAGTGCTATTAATAACACCATTAACATCTAATTTATAATTTATAGTTGAAGTTCCTATACCAATATTGCCATTATTTTTTATAATCATTTGTGTTGAATTATTATTTGTTAAAAAATGAATATCATTATTATTTTCATTTGAAATATATAAATTAGAATCTTGTAAATAATATCCAATATATCCTCTTCTATTATTACTATAACCTTTCGGATAAAATTCAATATAACTTCTATCAGTGCCTTCTAATATTAATGTATTTTGATTTTGAAGAATATGTAATTTAGATTTTGGAGTTGAAGTTCCTATTCCAACATTACCAGCTGTATATGATAAATCATTATTTGTTTCAGACCATTGAGAATATTTATTTAATGTGCCTTCTAATAAATCATTAGTGTTTTTAGCACTAAATCTTGTATCAAATCTAGCATCAGTATAATATAAATTATCAGTGCCTTCTGATAGATTATTAGTTGTTTTAGCACTAAATCTCGTATCAAACCTCCCATCAGTATAGTATAAATTATCAGTACCTTCTGATAAATCATTAGTGTTTTTAGCACTAAATCTTGTATCAAACCTCCCATCAGTATAGTAGAGATTAGAAGTGCCTTCTGATAAATCATTAGTGTTTTTAGCACTAAATCTCGTATCAAACCTCCCATCAGTATAATATAAGTTAGTATTACCTTCTAAAATATTATCAGTAGTTATAGCATTTCCATTAAGAAGATATAAAGATGCATTTATTGTTCCATCTACATCTAATTTATAATTTATAGTTATTTTTCCAATACCAATATTACCATTTCTTGTAATATTTAATGCTTTTTCTTCATTATCTGATACTAAACTTCCAGTGCTAAAACCAATAGAAAAATAATTTGTTGAAGCACTATTTAATTGTTGTAAAACTTCCCCATATTGAATACTTTCACCAATTGCTAAAACACTATTAATATGACAATTATATTCTGTTGATGTTGTATTTACAGAAAAATTTGTTAAATTTCTAATAGTGTTTGATGTATCACCTAAATTTATTGATGTAGAGCCTAATGTTATTGAACTATTCTGTAATTGATTATTTTGTATTAACCCTACTAAATTAGATGATTGATATCCAGTTGAATTTGTTAAATCACCATTCATTTTTTGAGCTACTAATACACCAGTAGAAGGGTTAAAAGTAATATTTGGATTTGTTAAAATCTGTATCTGATTACCATCAGAACTACAAAAATTTAATTGATAATTTGTGTTGTCTGTTTTATTAACAACTTTAATTGTATCAATTGTAGCAGATAAATCACCAGTTATTTCAACATCACCTTGAAATTTAGCATTTCCATTTACTAAAAATTTATATCCAGATGTATTTAAATTTGTACCAACTAAAACATTATAGATAGATGATGGTGGAAATATTTCAAGATTAGATTGTTGCCATTGGTTTATTTGACCTATAAGTGATTGAGGCATTATATTATATATTTAGAAAATAATATTTATTAATCCTCCCAATTTTCAAAATCAAATTCATTTCTTTCTGGTACTAAAAATTCTGTTATAGGATTAAGAATTAGTTTAGTAGGAATTTTTCCTATTACATCTGATACTTGTTCTTTAAATGCATGTTTTTCTATCGGATCTGAAATAGATTTTGATGTTTGAATAGTTTCTTTTATTTTACCAAAAGCAAGTGGTATTATTTCTTTAAAGATTTTTTTTCCAATATTAAATCCAGTTCTTATTTTACTACCAATATTCTTGAAATTAATTCTATTAAAAATATTCTTAAACATATTATATTATTAATAGTTAAAAAAAAATTAAAATAGAAATATTTATTCTATGAAATCAATACATAAAACAAAATCAACAGAAGCATTAGTAATTGTTAATGCTGTATTTGTTTGGTTATTTGAAAGCCAGAATTCAACAGAATTAGGTAAAGATGATACATATATTGGTAATGTTGCATTATCTAACTTTAAATATTGGTCTGCACCTTGATGACCGTCTAATATTGGTAAATTAAATTGTGCCAATTGTGTTCCAATAGCATCATAATTTTGACTATATATTCTATTAGTTTGTAAATTAGAGTTTAGCATTATTACATCATCTGTTATGTGTATGCCTCCATTAACTTTTATTTGTACTTGTGCTGTTTCAATATAAACAAAACACTGGCGATTAGTAGGTATCCACGAGGGAAATGTTATACTCCAACGACTATCAGTGCCACTAATTATATTATGATTATTTAGAAAAAGTCTATACAAATTTTTTGATTTACACATTATATATTAATTAAATATATTTTTTTAATTATTATTATTTAAATTTTGTAAATAAGTTTGATGTTTTTTTGATTTAAAATGGTCGTTTAATTTATATTTTTTTATTTTACTACCACATCCGCATTCAATAATTTCATTATTTTTTTCTCTATATTCTTTTGCTTTTTCAGCAAATTTTTCTTTATTTTTGTGATAATTTTCATTTTGTTTTTTATTAATAATTTCATTATTTTTTTCTCTATATTCTTTTTTTTTTACAGCAATTGTTTCTTTATTTTTTTCTCTATATTTTTTTCTTTTTTCATTAATTGTTTCTTTATTTTTTTCTCTATATTCTTTATTTTTTTCAGCAAGTATTTCTTTATTTTTTTGTCTATATTCTTTTTGTTTTTCAGCAATTGTTTCTTTATTTTTTTCTCTATACTCTTTTTTTTTTACAGCAATTGTTTCTCTATTCTCTTCTCTATATTTTTTTTGTTGTTCTTTTTTTAATGGATTAAATGGTAATTGTTTATTTACACAATTTATAGTTTTACAAATCCATAATGTTTCATAAGCTTCTAAATGCTTTCTATCGTTTTCATCAATTCTTATTACATTATAAGTTTTAATTAAGATTATTTTAAAATTATCTATTCCATATTTATCAAAATATTTATGAATTGATATAGTTCCATTATAATTTTTATAATCGTTTTTATGTTTTTCTAATCTTTCATTTAAACTTTTAAATGTACTTCCGATATAACAGAATGAATTATCTAAATTACAGATTATTTTATAGATATGACCTATTGAATATGACATTTGATAAATTTATTAATTATAATTAAATCAATTTTATTTCTATTATATTTTTTATGAAATATGAAATTAGAAATTACAAGAAATAGAAATAATATAATTTCAGAAATAATGTAATTACAGAAATAATGTAATTTCAGAAATAATGTAATTACAGAAATAATGTAATTTCAGAAATAATGTAATTTCAGAAATAATGTAATTTCAGAAATAATGTAATTTCAGAAATAATGAAATATGAAATAACTTATTTCATTTATCTGAAATTTTGTAAGCCATATTTTATTTCTTTTGCTGTGTCTAAACCACTCTTTACTTCATTTGCCAATGATGTTAATGTATTAGCACTTAAATCACCTTCTCTCACCTTCTGAATTGTTTTACCAACTCTTTCAGCTGTTTCAATTCCTCCTAAAAGCTTCTCTGATACCTCTAAACCTTTTTGTAAGCCTTTCACCCCCAGTAAAACTCCTCTACCTACTGGTGTTGCCCCCAAAAAGGGTGTAGCCAAATCGATCACTCTTTTAGAGATAGGATTATTCAACACCTTATTACCTATACTCACACCAGTTTTTAAAAGGTCTTTACCTTTACCTAACACAACTTTACCAGCACTTGCTATTTTTTTACCAATACTTTTAACAAATGAACTAAACCACGACATTATTAATTATACTATTTAATTATAAAAAAATATTAAAAATAAAATTTTTTTTTTAAATTTTTTCTATTTCATCCTTAATTAGATTTATATTTTGTTTATGTTTTTCTGTATGCGATAATATATCTCTACTTTTTCTAAGAGTTTCATCAATATCTAAATCTTCATCTAATTCACTCTTTTTAAATTCTTTTAATTTAACATTTTCTAATATTCCATTATTTAATTCATTTATATCTACAATTGGTTGTGCTATAAATAAAGGATTTTTAATTATCTGAATATTAAGCAATAATTCCCAATCAATTTTCTTACCTAAATCAATTATATTACCATTTTGGTCTGTTAGTTGAATCGAAATTTCAGTTATTTTATCCTCCTCAATGAGATTATAACTCATACCCTCATAATACTGATAATTTATAATTTCTAATGGATTAGATGTTATAGGTATATTAACTAAAATATCCGTGTTAGTTAGACTTTCTGAATCTAATGTATTATTAGATGACAAATTACTTCTAATAAATAATGAATGTATTCTAATTAAATCTACAAAACTATCACTTGTTGTATTTTGAGAATTATTAATTGTTATATCATTATCATTAGTGTATCCAATTTGTTTAGCTATGCTTTTTAAAACATTTGCTCCACTATTAAATAAAAATTCTGTATTTTGTGATGATGCTGACGATATAGACACTTTATTTTTAATTTCATCATAAGATAATGTATAATTATCACTACTAAAAGAACTAATTGAGTTTAATTGATTTTCTATTTCTGAAACTAATTCTAAAATATTGTAATTACCAGAGGGAATTTGTATAGCAGTTTTTAATATATTATTCTCTTTCCAATCTATATAATTATTAGAATTATTAGTATTACTAAATGTATAAGGTATTTGTGCTGATTGAATTATAATTTTAAATAATTCATCTTCTTTTTTTGTTATAGTTTTTTTTAAAATAATACTAAAATCTGTATGTATATTTTCATTAATAAATATGCCATCTTTACTTCTAATAAAAATTAAATTATTCTGTAAAATTGTATTTGATGAAATATGATAATCAGTCATTATATATATTATAATAATATTTATTTATTATCTAATCATTATAATATAATAATAAATATGTCTGAAACAATAGTATTAATAGCAGTTTTAACAAATATGGTAATGACACCTATAATACAATATATATTAAGCAGTAGATGTACTGAAATAGATTGTTGTTGTGTGAAATGTAAAAGAGATCCAATTGAAATGAATATTGATGATGTTAAACAAATAACTTCAAATAAAGATAATAATAAAAACAATCAAATTTAATTTTAATTTAATTAATTAATTAATTAGTTTATTTTAAAATTTTTTTCTTATCTATAATTATAAAATGGAAGCCTTAGGAGACCAACAAAAACAAGCTGTCGCATTACCAGAAAGTGTTAAATATGCACGATTACCCAAAAAAGCTATTGCAGGACATTCATCTTTAAGAAGATATGCTTCATCCAATGGTACAGAATTCACACCAGATAACAATAATATCATAAGAATTCCAATAACAGCGAATGGAATAAACGCCTTTTTAGATGGAGCACATTCTTATTTACAATTTAAAATATCGGCTGAAAATAAAACGACTAACGAAGTCCAAACATTAGATGGAGGTATCTGGTCTGTATGTCAGAGAATCCGAATAATTTGCCGAAACAGTGGAGCTATTTTAGAAGACATTAATAATTATTCATTATTACATAATTTATTATTTAAATATCAAACAGACCCTTCAAAATTATGTCATCACAATGCTGTTTCTGGTACCCCTCCAAATTTATTAGGAAACGGTAATGACCCATCTGCTGCAAATTACAGAGCAGATTATAAAGTAGAAGAATCACGAGCTTTTGCTGGAAATACATCTGCATCTGATATGACACTATGTATGCCTATTATATCAGCTTTCCTCTCTAATACCAAAGGCTTGTACTGTCCTATTGGTGCGAGCGGAGGCATAGAATTGGAGTTAACTCTAAGTTCTGCATTACAATGTATGGTAGCTGCAACTGATGTTAATTATAAAATAAAATCAGCCCACTTTTTTGCTCCCATAGTCCATATTACTGGTGATGATTTTGATAATTCTATGTCTCAAATGGTAGCTGTTATGGGTGGATTAAGTTGGACTGGTAGCACATACGAGAATTTTGTCTCAAATATAGATGATGCGGCTGGTGAAAAAGTTATTAATATTCCAGTTCAATGTAGAAGTTTAAGAGCTTTAATGTCTGTATGCCGTACAACTACTGATGTGGCATCAGCAACAGTTCATGGATTAAACAATACATTACCTAACGCAACTACACAATATAATTACAGAATTGGAGACACTATGTATCCACCTTCCAGAATTGCTACAACTGTTGCTGATTCGGATGCTAATAATATAGCAAATGCCTATCAGCAAGCATTACTCGCAACTGGACAGCTTAATAGCATCCACGCTCAAACTCTCGTTAATAATCACATGTTTAATACTGACAGTTGGGTTTATGCTGTGGATACAGAGGCTTATCTCAATGAAAGTGGTAATGTTTCACACACTGGTTTAGATGTTCTCAATGGAAACTTACAAGTAGCATTAGAAGTAAATAATAATCCAGCGGCAGCTCAACGAGTAGATACTTTTGCTCTTAAAGAAGTGCTTTTCTATATGGATAGTAATGGTTCATTCAGTGTATCACGATAAACATATAATTAAAATTATAATTAAATTTATAATTACTTAAAGAAATAATATATAATTATATTTGGGGATTAGCCACCCCCACACCAAATTCGCCAAATTCATTTTTTCTTTTATATCTTAAAATTAATACAAATGATTTATTTTATAATTAAATTTTATAATTTAGATTATTTATATTAATTTTTTTTTTTAATTTTAAAATTAATTTTTATAAAAAATTACCTTGTAAATTAGATTAATTATGTCAATTTTTTTTTTTAATTTATATTAATTTATATTAATTTAATTTAATTTAAATATAAAATTGATTTAAAGAAAAAATATATATTATATATATATAAAAGAAAAATGGCGAATTTGGTGAAAAAAAAATATATTAATAATTATAATAAAATGACTTCAATTGTAAATCCTATTACTAATAGAAATATTACAATTAAATCTTTATCTCGTAGATTACGAGATGGTGTTTATAAAAAAAATGAAATTAAATTAATTCAACAACGATTACAAATGAATAATTTAGGCTATAATTCAAAAACTGGAAGAATAACAAAATCAGATAATAGAGCGTTAAAAAAGCAATTAAAGAAGGAAAAAGAAGAACAGAAAAGTTTTAAATCAGAAATACAAAAAAATTTTGATGAAAGAGCAATTAAATTATTTAGAAATGAATTTAATAGATTAACACAGATTGGGAAAGGGTCAGCTAAATTTAATTTAGATTTATTTAAGTTTTATTCTAAAGAAATTGGATTTAAAAAAATATTACAATCTTTACCCATTAATTTAACTAATAAAATTATGATAAAATATTTTGATATTGAAGGAAATGAAAAATACTATATGTTAAACGATATTAATAAACAAAAATTAATAAATACATTTGGAGAAAATATTTTTGATAATTTATATGCTGATAAAACTGAAAGTGATAGTCAAATATTAACTGATACAAGTATATTAGATAGAGATATAGAATTTTTATTTATAAATGATAATGATGATGATGATAATAATATTATAAATACTAATACAACACAAACATCTATAATAAATCAATTATTAGGAGGTGCTATGTTTCCTTATTTATTAAAAGATGATATTTTAAATTTAGACAGATATGGTATATATTCAGAAGTTAATTGTTATAATTATGATGAAAATTGTTTAATACAATCTTTAAGAAATAGTTGTGAGATTGAAGATAAAGAAATAGAAAAAATTAAATTCTTTTTAAAATCTCGTGAAATTCCTAAAAAGAAATTAAAAGAAATAGCAAATAAATTAAATATATGTATATCTATAATTCAAATAAATAAAAAAAAAGAATATCACGGAAATAAAAAAAATAAAATGATTGAATTAGGATTAATAGAAAATCATTATTTTATAATTGATAAAAAAACAAATATAACATCTTATGCTTTAAAAAATTATTTTGATGAAAATTTAAGAAAAAAAGAAGGTTGGAATAGATTTATAAGAACAGATGAAAGAACAAAAAATAATTTTATTAATAGTTTTAGATTAATAAAATATTTATTAGAAAATAAAGATAAATTTTTAAAACCTCTACCATCTTGTAATGAATTATATAAAACATCATTTTATGATAAAGTGAAAGTTCAGAATTTAGATGCTTTTGATGATGATAATTTTGAAAAGATTGAATTTATTAAAAAAAAAGATTATGATGGTAATGTTGTATATTTTGATACTGAAACAATTACAGAGGGCAAACATATTCCTTATTTATGTAATTGTGATTTAAGAGAACAGAGTTTTTATGGTGAAGATTGTGGTAAGCAATTATTAAATTATTTAATTGAATTAGGATATAGAGAACAAAAAATAAAAGGTAAAAACGAACAAAAACCATTAACATTAATCGCTCATAATTTAGGATATGATTTATCATTCTTTATAAAATATTTAGATAAAGTAAATATAGTAAATAAAGGCAATTTAGTAGTTGTAGCAACTGGTGAATATATGGGACTTAAAATAAGATTTATGGATAGTTTGATGATGATACCTATGAAGTTAAAAGATTTTCCAAAAACATTTGGATTAGATAGTGTTAAGGAGATAATGCCTTATGATTTATATACAAATGAAAATTTAAATAAAAAAAATGGATTTATTGATATTGAAGAATGTTTGAAAAGTGAAAATTTAATAAATGAAGATGATAAAACTTTATTTTTAGAAAATTGTAGAAAATGGAACTGTATTATAGATGGTAAAATTAATTTAAAATTATATTCTTCAAAATATTGTTATATAGATTGTGTTGTATTAAAAAGAGGATATGAAAAATTTAGAAGTCTTATGAAAGAGTTAAATGGATTAGATACATTAAATTATTATTCAATTGCTTCCATAGCACAAACACATTTAATTAAAATGGGTTGTTATGAAGGCGTTCAAAGTATTTCTGGCGTAGTTAGAGAATTTATACAAAAATGTGTAGTTGGAGGTAGATGTATGACATCTAATAATCAAAAACATATTTACATTGGTAAAAAGAAAATAAAACTTGCTGATTATGATGCTTGTAGTTTATATCCATCTGCTATGTTTAGAATGTTAGGATTTTTAATGGGACTACCAAAAGTATTAAAATCATCAGATATTAATGATCTAAAAAATAATTTAAATTTATTTGATGGTTATTTTATAAAAATAAAAGTTCTATCAGTAGGAAAAAAATATAAAATTCCTTGTATGAGTAAAGTGAATAAAGATACTGGTATTAGAGAATGGACTAATGATATGATTAATGCTGAATGTTATGTAGATAAAACTACTTTACAAGATTGGGTAGAATTTCATAAAATAACATTTGATATTATTGAAGGGTATTATTATAATGAAGGTAGAAATAATAAAATTAATGAAGTTATTAAAAATATTTATGATGAAAGAAAAAAATATAAAAATGAATTAAGTTATACTGATAAAAATGGTAAAAATATAATTAATCATTATACCATAAAACAAATAGATACAAAAGACTATATAAAAAATGAAAAAAAAAAATTAGAGGAATCGGGTTATATAGTTAAAAAATCAAACCCCTTAGAATCAGTATTAAAATTAATTATGAATTCTGGATATGGCAAATCTATATTAAAACCTATTGATACAGAAGAAAAATTAATTCCTATTAATGAATATCACATTACAGAATATGATACAAATGATGCTAATAAACATAATTTAATAAAATTTAAACATTTTAATGATGTTAATAAAACTATTAAACATCTAAATAAATTATCAAAATATTTAGAATTTGGTTTAGATAATAATAATAAAATTAAAGTTATTGGAAATAAAAAAGATGGTAATTATAATTTTACTTATCAAAGAAGATATAAAAAATTTATAAATAGATATTTTAATTATATTACAGAATGTAGTAGATGTGTTGATAATAAATATATGAAAATTAAAATGATAAAACCAATAGATACACATTTTAATTCAGCACATGTAGGAGTTGAAATTTTATCAATGAGTAAAAGGATTATGTTTGAAGTAATGACAACAGCAGAAGATAATGGTTTATATATGACATATACTGACACAGATAGTATCCATATTAAATATGATGATATACCCATTTTAGAAGAAAAATATTTTGAAAAATATAATAGAATACTTAAAGGAAATGATTTAGGACAATTCCACATAGATTTTGAAATGAATAATAAAGATATAGATCAAGATACTATTTATAGTGATGAAAGTTTATTCTTAATGAAAAAATGCTATATTGACAAATTAAAAGGATATAATACAAAAACTAAACAATGGGAAATTGATTATCATATAAGAATGAAAGGAGTTCCAGAAAGTTCAATATTATTAAAAGCTCATCAAGATTATAATGATGACCCTATAGAATTATTTAAAGATTTATATAAAGGAACACCTATTGAATTTAATTTAACAAAAGGATATGAAAATGGAAGAGTAATAAATAAAATGAAATTAGAGCATAAAAATTATGATATATATAGTAAATCTAAATTTGACAGAAAAATTACAATTAAATACAATGAATATGATGAATTAGAATATAATTAAAATATAATTGTTAAAATTTTTTCTTTTAATATAATATAATGAATTATTTTAAGGCATTAGAAAATGAAATTAGAATTAAGCCTATTTTAGAAAAATTTTTTAATATAGAATTAACACATAATGAAAGATATAGTATTTTTGATTTTTGTAATGAAAATAATTATATAGAACTAAAATGTAGAAATTGTTATAGTACTAAATATAGTGATTTAATGATGAATTTAAATAAGTGGCAAGAAGGATTTAAATTTATGAATTTTAATAAAAATGTGTATTATGTATTTGAATTTATTGATGGATTATACTATTATAAACAAGATTTTAACGATAATTTTGATATTAGAGAATACAAGAATATAAAATATATTTATATTCCAAAGGATAAATTATTGAAAATTAACAATAATTAATTAATTTAATTTATCGGTATTTCGGTAATTTTTTTCTATAATATAATTATATAATGGAAAACATAAAAGAAGAAATTAATGATGAAATTAAAGAAGAAATTAATGATGATAATAAAGAAGAAATTATTGATGAAGAACCAATTAAAGAAGAAATTGATGAACCAAATAATATTCAGAAAACAAAAAAAGATAAACGAACTAAAGGTAATTATAAAATGACACCAGCAAGACAAAAGGCAATTAATAATATGTTAGAAGCAAGGCAGAAAAAGATAGCAGAAAAAAGAGCAGAAAAAGAAGAAAAAGAAGTAGAGAAATTACAGAAGAAGAAAGAAAAAATTATTAAACAAACTATTAAGGAAGCTAAACCTAAAAAGGCTAAAAAACAAAAGGTAATATATCAATCTGAAACTGAATCAGATAGTGAAGAAGAAGTGGTTATTGTAAAAAAGAAAAAAAAACCAGCTAAAAAGAAAATTGTATATGAAGAAGAAGAAGATAATAATGAAGATATAAACGATAGATTAAAAAAATTAAATGATAGATTAAATAAATATAAAACAGAAGAAACAAAAAAAGAAGAACCTAAACCACAACCTAAAAAAATTAGTAAGATGGAATACTTACAAAATTTGGGTTTTTGTTAATTATATAAAAAAAATATATAATTATAATATAGAGAATGGTATTTACAATAAAAAAAAATAAAAATAATGTTGAAATAGAACCTATTAAATATAATGGAGATAGAATAAATGATGATATGAAAAGCATACCAGAATTTCTTCCTAAAATAAATTTTAGCTTCTACATAGTTGGAAGACCTCGTAGTGGTAAAAGTACTTTATTAAATAGTTTATTATGTGCTGATGGTAGAAAGATAAAAAATCAAAATAAACATAAAGCAAAATTCTATTACAAAATTTTTGAAAAAGTATTCATTTTTTCCCCATCTATTAAGACGAGTAGTAAGCCGTTTCCATTACCACCAGAAAATATATTTGATAATTATGATGGAGAAATACTATCATCATTAATTGAAAATATAGCAAAAGACCAAAATTATAATTGTTTGTTCTGTTTTGACGATACGATAAAAGCTCTTCAACAAAATAACGGACAAAATGGAGAGATACTTCATAAAATGTTGCTAAACAGACGACATATTTTATATAATCCAAATGATGAAGATGAAGAACATATAAGTGGATGTAGTTCAATAATTACATCACAAAGATATAACTTATTACCATTATATATTAGGTCTTCTGGAATATCACATTTAATACTATTTAAAATTACTAATATGAAAGATTTGATTGATATACATATTGAATGTGCTAATGAAATGGATTTCAAGCAGTTTAAAAAGATTTGTGATTATGTATGGAGCGAAAATCATTCATTTCTATATATAATATTAGATGAAGATATAAGTCGCAAATATCATAAAAATTTTGATTTGATAAATTTATCAGAAGATTATTTAAATACATAAATTAATATATTTTATTTTTTTTATTATATAATTATATATAATGAAAAGAAGTGGAAATCATAAGCATAATAGAGATAATCCAGAAGGATTACATACACACGATTACGAAGAGTTAGGAGAACAAGGATTAAAGCTTTTAGTTAAAGGCAAATTAAAAGATATGCCAAATTTTAGCTTTAAAAAACCTAAATCAGAGAAACAAAAAAGACAAGCAAAAGAAAAAAGAGATAAAAGGAAAGCTGATAAAAAAGAAGAACTAAATGAAATGATAAATGAGATAGAAAGAAATATGGAGAAATTCCAGAGCAAAAAACAAATAGCATCACAATCAGTAGGACAACAAATCCCAATTTACATACCACAATACACACCACCAACTGCTAGTAATTTAAATATTCAAAATTTATCAGAAATTAATGATATGATATTGAAAAAAGAAAATGAATTAAAGCAGTATTACGAGCAAGAATTTCAAAGAAAATGGTCTGAAATAGAGCAACAATATACACAATTAGAAGATGAAGTTATGAGAAATCAACAAGAAGACGCATTCAGACCAGTGATCCCAGTACCAACACAACCAGCACAATTAACAGAACAGCAAGAACAAGATTTTGAACCTATTTCAGATTTTGAACGCGATTTTGTAAAAGTTGATGTTCCATTATCGGCTACACAAGAATTTGAATACGAGCCATCCGACGAGAATTTAGAAGATAAGATTATTGGACTATTAGATATATTTGATGATGAAGTACTATCAAAATTTAAACAAGCAGATCCAAAATTAGATACATTAGAGAAATTAAATGAAGAACAACAAGAAATAATTAATTCAAAACAAAATCAATTAGACCAATTAATAGAACTACAAAATAATTTAAATCAAGCTTTAAATTTAGATAGACAATCAATAGATAGATTAGAAAAGGAATTAATGGAAAAAATACAAGAAATTAATGAATTACAAGATGAAAATTTAAAAATAAAAAAAATGAAAGAAGCAGAGATATTATCCATTCAATTAGATGGTGCTAATAATATAGCAGAATTAAACGAGCAATTAGATGAAGTTTTACAAGAAAAAGATAAAGTAGAGAAAGAGTTAGAAAATCTTAAATTAATGAATATTGAAAGACCTTTAAGACCAAAAGAAAATGATTTAATAGATGATAATATATCACCAGCAGAACAACAATTAATTAGCAGAGATTTAGATAATGATTATAGAACAGAGAAGTTAAGAAAATTTTTACCAAATAATTTAATACCTCGTCAAAATAATAGATTACAATTATTATATGATACAATTTCAAGAGTAGGTGATGAAATTGGAACTGATGAATTGAATAATAGAATTAATATGATATTATCTGATAATCCTAATATATCACAACGAGATTTTATATTAGAAATAAATAAACAAAAAAAATCAATAATTGAAATGTTTCAAGAAGAAGAACAAAAGCAATTACAGATAATTAAAGAAAGAGCAGAAGAAGCTGAAAACGAGGAAAAAATGAATATGTTAATTAATATTGAAGAAAAAATTGATAATATTAAACAAGAAATAATTGAAAATAATGTATCACTTACTCAAAAAGAAACAGAAATATCAAATTATGAAAATGAAATGACAGAATTAATTGATGAATTTAGAAGCTTAATTTTAACTTATGAAACAGCATTAGAAGATGCTGATATAAATAATATATCAGAAATTAATAAAATAGATGATGAAAGAGAAAGAGAAAATCTATTAGCATTAAATAAATATGTAAATGAAACAAAAAATAATTTAGAACCAGCTATAAAAGATATTAAAGAAAAAATATTTGAATTAAAATCATTATCTGATGAAATTAAAAATAAAATATCATTAGCAGAACAACAACAAGAGGAATTACAAAAACAATTACAAATAGTAAGTGATGAAATATTATAATATTATATTATTATATATGTTATACAATATATTATTTAATGATAGTACTTATAATGATGATAAAGAAAGAGCAATAAGAATAATAAATAAATTTTATTTTAAGATTGATGAGTTAAAAGATAATAAAGAAGTTGATAATACTGAATTAAATGACAAGGATAGAAAATTAATTTTGAAAATATTAAAATATCAATTTAATATAGTTTAAATTAATTAAAAAGTATTTAAAGAATTAATTATTATATATATATATAAAAGAAAAATGCCATCTAACTCAAAAGAATATGCGAATAAATATTATTTATTAAATATTGAAAAAAGCAAACAATATTATATTGATAATAAAGATAAAATTAGAGAACAACAAAATAAATATAAAGAAAAAAATAAAGAAGAACTAAAAAAAAATATACAAGATAAAAAAAAAAATTTTAAAAATAGAGTTATAAATATTGATGATGAAGATTATAAAGTATTTTTAGAATATTTAAATATAATTTCTCATAAAATTGAAAATAATAAATATTATGTAAAATCTCATATCTATAAAGATGATTTAGTTAATCAATATATAAATATTAATTTAGAAATATTTCGGAAACATTTTGATTATGAAAATTGGCGTAATTTATTAAGGACAAAGAAATTAGCAAATCAAATGTTAAGACGAATGTGTAGAGTATTAAATATCCCAAATAAAACCTTTCAAAAAAATATGAAAGTTGGTGATAAAAAAACAAGTGAGACTTTTATTGTTGTTTCATTATAAAATCTTTATGTTTTATAGTTTTAAGATGTTCTGATAAATTAATTTTTTTTATTTTACTACCACAATCACATTCAATAATTTCACTATTTTTTCTATATTCTTGTTGATATTCATTAATTTTTTCTTTATTTTTTTGTCTAAATTCTTTTGCTCTTTCAGCAATTTTTTCTTTATTTTTTTCTCTATATCTTTTATCTGCTTCTTTTTTTTTATCTTTTTTATCTTCTTCATTTTCATCATTACCTTTATTTAAATATCTTTGATGTTTTTTACTTTTAAAGTGATAATTTTTACTTTTATATTTAAATCTTCCACCACATAAACAAATAAAATTTTGATTATATAAATCTAATTCTCTTTTTGTATCATTATATTTTTTTGAGTTTTCTTCTGCTTTTTCATTATCAAAATGTTCTTCAGAATAGTATTTTTTTATATTTTGTCTTAAATTTTTTAATTTTTCTTTTAAAATAAAATATTTTTCATTTTGTGATGTATCTAAATATTTTTGCCAATCCATTATAAATTTATGTTTCTGATAAATCAATTTTATTTGCTTGAAAAATTTTATGAACCCTCAAAAAATTGGTAAATTTTATTTTTAATTTTATTTTAAATTTTATTTGAAATTTTATTTGAAATTTTATTTTAAATTTTAAGAACCCACAAAAAATTGGTAAATTTTATTTTTAAAAATAAAAAAATTTTTTAATTTTTTTTTTACCTCGGTAAAAATTTTTTTTATTTTTTTTTTATTACTGATACTGTAGTATGAAATTTTTTTTTTAATATAAAATTGATTTATTGGGGTGAGGTCGGAATAACGATTGATTTCTACCCACAATTTTTCAGTAGTATGTAATACTACT